CAGGTTATGCTGCAGCATATTTTACACAACAATGTAATGCAAATCAATTGTATAGTACAACATGTCCAGGTTATGCTTCGGCTTACTTAACACAACAATGTAACATTACACAATTATACAGCACATCGTGTTCAGGTTATCAAACAGCATATGCACAAAAGGTTGCACTAGAAACACAAACAAAAACAACAGTTGCTGAAGCACCTAAACCTGACGCACCACCACCTGGTTCTCCACCACCGCCACCACCTGGATCGCCCATTCAAGATGCCACTAGTACCAAGGCGGAAGTAAAGATGGATTTAGGTGGTGCAACAATTTCCATTACAGGTGAGATTAAACCTTCTGATGATATACCTGATGCCGCTAGACCACCACCACAAGAGTTAGCATCAGCTCCTGGTTCCGGTTCAAGTGGCCAAACGAATGCTTCCAACCCATCCGTACCACCTCCACCTGGATCACCTGCTGGTGTTGCAGAGAGACAACAAGATGTGCAACAAGACAGAAGAACAATATCACCAGTAAACGCATTGAGTATTGCACGTAATGCTGTTGCTGCAACTGAAGCAATTGCTCGTGCTGTTGCCAGTGAATCTTCCAGAATGTCTTACAATGAAAATGCAAACCCATCTGATGGCATTGGTTTAAGTTTAGATATGACAGGAATTAAAATGAATATTCCTGGTTTAACATTTGGTTCTTCAACAAATTCTTTTCAACAAGAAACAACAAATAACAATTCATCATTTTATAGTATGAACAACACTCAAATGATGAACAACGCATCTGTTGTGGAAGAACCAAAATTTACACCAAAGCAAGAAAACCAAAGTGTGAATCAAGGTGCCGAGATGCCATCTTTACCACAACAAATGGTATCAAGTCATTTTGAGAACAAGCAATCTAGTATCACTGCGACACAAGAACAACGAGTTGATAACAACGAAACTGTTAAAAACAAAGGTGATGTTTCTGAATTGGCTGGTGGTGTTGATTTGAATAAATTGACAGTGGTGCCCGTTGGTTATAATGCATACTTGGCAATATCTATTAAAGATTCACCGTTCTATGAGGTGAAAGAAGTTTATAAAAACCAAAAAATAATTGATAATGTTAGAGTTTTAAGACAAATGAGTTCTGATAGACTACATCAGGAAATGATTAATCAACAATACAAAATAGGAAATTAAAATGGCAGAAGAAATTAAAAACGTAAATGCTAAGATTGATGAAGCCGAAGCGGCTATGAAAAAGTATGCAAGCAAAGATACTGTTATCAGTATTGGTGGTTATGAATTTACACCAGCAAAATTAATGGTTGCTGCTACTATTGTATCATCAACTCTAGGTGCATTGTATGGTACATTTGAAGTGTACAAAGACTATCAGAATATGAAGAAAAAGATCGCATCTTATGAAGCACCAGACCTATCTGAGTTTGATAAGAGACTGGCAGTCATTGAAGAAAACAGTCAAAAAGGTGCAGACTATACACGTGATATTAAAGTTGATTTGAAAAACGATATTCGCCGTAATGAAACAGTAACTGAACAGGTGGAACGTAGTGTTAAGAATGCACAGCGTGAAACTGAAGGTGAGATGCGTGATATGCGTAAAGCGGTACGTGAAGATTTGGAGAAGGCTCGCAACGAAGCCAACGTTATTCGTAGAGAAATGGCTGACGCACGTAGAGAGATTGAACGTGAAGTGGTTCAGTTAAAGAAAGAAGTTGATAGTAAAATACAGAAGGCGATTGACAACCCATTGGCGAATAAATAGTGGCCAGTTTACTACTATCATTTACACTAAGTTATGTCACACCAGATTATGAGTGTGTGCGATGGGCTTGGAGTGGTGATGTGTATAACCGAAAGGTTGTGTGTCTACAATGGCGTAAAAAAGATAAAAAGAGGGTATAAATATGCATATGAATAAATTATTAATCATTTTAAGTTTAGTGTTATTGAGTGGCTGTACTACAATACAGAAGTATTGGCCGAAACCGCATGATCCTGTCTTGTTGAATTATTTGGTAATAACAGACAATGAATTGCGTAAAGTTGATTGCACATCAGCAAATTGGTCTAAAGTTATATCTCAGACTGAATTGATGGTGGTTTATGTTAATTGGCGCAAAGACCCACAACAAGAGAATATTGTTGGTCTACACAACCATGCAATTAAAATGAGTCATGGTGGTAGTAAAATATTTTGTGAAATAGGTAAGAAGACTGCTGAACAAAGAATTGAAGCCGCAAAATCCGCATGGGGAGGAAGATAATGCATCCGTTAGAACAAGAAATTCAGGCCATTGTTGAACAATGCCAATTAGGTAATATTAGTGCAGAAGAAAGAAATTATCTCATTAATGAGATACGTGATGTACGTGCTGCTCAGGAATGTGCAGACAACGAACAAGCATTTAGATATATCGTACAAGTGTGCAATGTAGCACTATCAATTTGAGGTAAAAAATGGAACTAACTAAAGAACAACTGAAACAACTTCTACCAAAGAATCCATATCTTGATTATTGGTACAGTGCATTAGAACAATTATTGCCAGACTATGAGATTAATACACCACAGAGAGTTGCAGCATTCATTGCTCAATGTGCTCACGAATCTGGTAATTTCATGGTACTCAAAGAGAATCTAAACTATCGACCTGCATCATTACGCAAAATCTTTCCGAAGTATTTTCCTGATGATGCCATTGCCAACCACTACTGTTCACTGCCAAACAAACAAGAAGCAATTGCCAATCGTGTCTATGCTAGTCGTATGGGTAATGGCGATGAGGCCTCTGGTGATGGTTACAGATATTGTGGTCGTGGCCTAATTCAATTGACAGGCAAAAACAACTACAGAGCATTTGCAGATTCATTAGAAATTTCACCAGAAGAAGTATCTGAGTATTTGGCCACATTTGAAGGTGCCGCACAATCTGCATGTTGGTTTTGGGAATCAAACAACCTTAACCAGTGGGCAGACAAAGGTGATATTCTCACATTGACAAAACGAATCAACGGTGGTACCATTGGACTTGAGGACCGCATTAAACATTATGAACACGCCTTACACGTATTAGGAGTTTAATATGGCAAAAGAATTAAAAACAGAAAAGAAAAAGCCTGACGAAGATTGGATGACCAAGAAGTGGCGTCCAATGATGGCAATGATGTACATGACTTGTTGTCTATTTGACTTTGCTTTGTTCCCAATTATGTTCACTATCGTACAGTTTTGGGAAGTACAGGCAGCCAATGATGCCTTCCGTCAATGGGTTCCAATTACACTACAAGGCGGTGGTTTGTTCCACGTTGCCATGGGTGGTGTATTAGGTGTTACAGCATATGGACGCACACAAGAAAAAGTAGCAGGTGCAACAAATGCCTCAACCGGTTTACCAACAAGCGGAGTTGCAACACCTACGTTATCTTCAACAACACCAGCATTCAACGGCGGTGGTTTTAGTTCACCAACACCAACATCATTCTCTCAACCAGCACCTTCATATGGTGGTGGATACAATCCAGGTGCATCAACAGATTACAGTCAACAACCAATTTCGGTGACAGTGGGATTCGGTGGTAAATCTGCACCGCCTGCCGCACCACAACCATACATTTAAGGACGTATTATGAAAAACATTATATTTGTAGCAGGTCTATGTTTAATATTATCAACACCAGTATTTGCAGCTGGTGAAATGAAAGAAGTTTGTCACGATAAGGTGGACAAAGCAGGTAAACCAATCATGGATAAAAAGACTGGTAAACCGGCTCAAGACTGTAAGAAAATCAAAGTGCATAAGAAGTTAGAAGGCACTAAAGTGCCTGAGAAAAAATAAATGGCTACTACAACAGAACGACTTGGTATTGTTGAAACTAAGGTACAAAACTTAGATGAGAAAATTGATGATCTTAAAATCGGCGTAAAAGATATGCATGATTGCCTTGATAAAACAAGGGATAGCTTGACAGACAAGTTAAATACGATGTATGATGCTTCTTGTAATCAACATAAAGCTTTAGCTGAAGAACTTGGTGCATTGAAAACTCAAAGAGACAAATGGTTGTGGACTGCCGCTGGCGCAATTGCCGTCATGGGTTGGGTATCTGGTCATTCGGAAACAATAATGAAAATTCTTGGTTAGTCTTGACAAACACTTGAAGGTGTGTTATATTATGGTCTATGACAATATCGACTGACTCAAAATATATCAAATTAGTATCTTCACGTTTACGTAACTTTAAACAAAAAGATTCTTACCTATGGAATTTCTCTTGCCCAATTTGTGGTGATAGTCAAAGGAACAAAAGCAAAGCTAGAGGGTACGTGTACCAAAAAGGCAATGGTTTGTTCTATCGTTGCCACAATTGCAGTGTCGGTACAAATCTAGGCAATCTAATTAAGAACCTAGATGACTCTTTGTATAAAGAGTATGTGATGGAGAATTATAAAAGTGGTGAGACTGGTGTACAAAACAAACCAGTCTCATTCATTGATATACCACCTCCACGATTTGGTAAACTACAAAAAGAAACCTCATTCACTGAGGCAGAGGTTTGCAGTAAACTACCCGAAGGTCACTTCTGTTTGACCTATCTACAGAACCGTATGGTACCAAAAGAATCATACAATAGATTATTCTTCACACAACACTACAAAAGATTTTTAGATGCCTTGATTCCAGATCACGGCAAAAAAGTGGTCGATGAT